CTGCAACGTCTTGAGCTAATTCAGGAGACCATTGTGCTCTGAGTTTTCTTTCAGTTACAGAAACTGTTACTGACTCAAGGTCAAATGATACTTCACCGATTTTGTCTTCAAATTCAAGTTCTTCATAACGTCTCCATGCACAATAGAATGAAGTCGAAGTAAGAGCTGAACTGATAGTTGTACCTGTGTAACCGTCTAAAGAAGAAGAGTTACAATCAGCACATACTGGACAAGATAAATCTACTTCAAGGTAGATACAACCGTCAGCGTTACAGATGTTCTTGAAAGAACCACCGTTACCGTCAGTTGGCCATGTTGTAGTAGTTGTGCTACCATAACTAACCATACCTTTACCATACTGTTGTGTTACTACACGGAACAATAATGGACCAGTTGGTACTGAACAAGGTGAACCAGCAGCTACAGTAAGACCTGCACCTGTGTAAACGATAAGGTCAGCTAAGAAAGCTTCGCTATCCATTTCGTTTCCGTCAGGACCGATAAGTTTACCAGCACCTGTGTCAGCGAAACCACACATTTTGATGATAACTTTTCTTGTGTTACCTGAAGGGATTAAACCACTTGCGTCAGATGTACCAGAAATTACAGCGTTCTGTAAAGAACCTGCGTTCCATTTTTGGATATCAGCTGATGAAGTGATTGCTGACCAACGACCTTTTGAGTAATCAAAAAGACCTGGAGGGTCAAGAGCTGGTGACGAACCTTCGTAGAATAAATCATAAAGGTTTTTAGCGTATGTGCTATTGTATGTTCCAGAACCTGAATCATAACCTGCAACGGGGTTGCCAGGATAGTTACCAGGAGAACCTACAGGTGCATAATGGTCACCTGAGTTCTGAGCGTAAGCTGCTGAACCTAAAGTACCACCGCTATAACCTTGGATTTTTGGTACAAAGTAGAACAATTTACCGATAGGTAAGTTCATAGCTTGTACAGAAACGATGTCGTTTGCTAACAATTTTGAAAACACACGTCTAACGATTGGGAATACAACAGTTTCAAATGAACCTGCAGAACCGTCAGAAGTAGCTTCGTTAATCAAATGTGACGCTTGGTTTTCATATAACTGCGCTACATTTTCTTTTAGGTGGCCTTTAAGACCTTCGAGGAACCCTAATCTGTCCCATTTGTTGATAGTGTCTTCTTTGATAACTTTAAGGTGCTTAAGACCGATGTTACCAACTAGACCTGATTCTAAAAGTGCTCCCATTTTTTTGGTTTTTTTTACTTTTATTTTTTTTTTATGTTTATTTTTTTTTATTCATGAGGTCCTTTATTCTTAAGGTTTGTGGATTTTCATAAGTTTTTGACTCAATCAAATTAACTGAACCTGAAGCTTGAGTATTTTCTACTATACGTTCGAATGACTCGTTCATAGGTTGTGATGTTGAATTTGATAATTCGTCTTTTATTGTTTTGTACAAGTTTTTCGACTCTCTAAGAGATTCAACTCCGTCAAATCTTCTAAGAATGTTGATTTTTTCTTGTTTTGAAGTAGTGTGTTCAGTGAACAAACGTGTAGCGTATGCTAAGTTTGAGTTGAATACCGCAACTTCGTTTAATTTACTTCTGAAAACGTTAAGTGCTTTTCTGTACTCTTCATTTTTTTTTCTAAGAACACTTACTTCGTTATTGATTGATTCAACACGAAGATGTCTTGGAGCTGCTTTTGGTTTTGGTAAACCTTTCTTACCGAAAAATCTACCAGCTCCTAAAGTACGTGAAGCTTCTTTTGTTTCCATTTTTTTGAGACCTTTTTTAACAGGTTTCATTTTGCCATTCATGTTTTTACCTTCTTTGTATTCAAATTTGGCTTTACCTGTACCCATAGTTTTATCAGCTTTCTTTTTGATTACTTTAAAACCACCTTCGGTATTAGGTTTGCTTGAATATTTGAATTTAGGTGAACCCATGCCAACGCCTTTTGGTTTTGTAGTCATTTTTGACTCCATTGCCAAAGCTGATGTTTCCATTCCTTCTTCCATGTCGTCTTCGTCCATGTCTTCTTCGTCCATTGATTGCTCATACATGTCTTCGTCCATAGATTGTTCATACATATCTTCATCCATAGATTGTTCATACATATCTTCGTCCATATCTTCAGTCATGTCTTGCTCATCGGTTTCTTCATCCATGTCTTCTTCGTCCATATCTTCAGTCATGTCTTGTTCGTCAGTTTCTTCGTCCATTTCGATTTCATAAACAGTTTCATTCATGTCTTCTTCATCCATTGATTGCTCATACATTTCTTCTTCGTCCATGTCCTCTTCGTCCATGTCTTCAGTCATGTCTTGCTCATCGGTTTCTTCGTCCATTTCAATTTCATACATGATTTCATCTTCGTCTACAAAAGCGTCACCCATACCTTCATACTTATTTTCTTGCATGTCTTGTTCGTATGTGTCTTCTTCGATAGAACCTTCAGAACCAAATACATCAGCTACTATTTTTTCGATATCTGAATCTGAACCCATATCGGCTTTTTCAAAGTCGAATGATTCTTCATCATTCATATCATCCATTTCGTACATATTTGTTTCCATATTATCAGATTCATAAGTATCTTCTTCACCTTCTTGAACAATCATATATTCTTTTTGTCCATCTTTTAAATGGATGTTTTCTGCATCGTCTTT